GGGAAGACTCCTTTTTGGGGAGAGGTACCTCAGCCCGCTGTCCTGCAGCAGGGTCCCTGTTGGTGGCGCTTCGGCGCGCAGTCGATTTGATCTCTTTGGAATTCACGATTCCAGATCAATTTTCCCCTCGCGAAAAAGGGGTCGACTGCGCTGGTCTTCGGCGCAGGTGGAGTGAATGGACATGTCTATTGCTGGAACGCAATAGCCCACAAAGGAGACATGGGAAGAGGCTTAGCATGCTTCTCAAGTCGTGTAAGCGGATCTTTGATCTGCCTTGTAGAATTTGTGACAAACGCATGTCGGAGGAAGCAAGGAGCGCATGGGATGCTCACGTCGCTAAGGACGTGCCCGTGTGTGATCTGCCGTCGGAAGGCGATCTCGGTGAACTGCGTCGGTCAGTGAGAGAAAGTCTTTCCGGATGGGGGCGTCGGCTTGCCGACGCTAGAGTGAGTGGAGAGGTTCCGGTGATGGGCGAGTACATTCCTGACCAGCAGGGATGTTATGAAAATGAACGGAAGTCTGGTGGTACTCTCGGTGTTGGTCCGGCCGATTACTCCGGTGATTGGTCGGCCGTCAGGCGAGGGGTGGCCAAGACGAAAGGGAAATTTCGGACTGTTACGATGCAGTCCGCCGAGGTCAAGCGCGTGTTGACTCCGGTTCATAACGCTCTCTATAGTCACATCACCTCCTTCGGGTGGTGTGTCCGTGGGGATGTACGAAAAGAGGACTTCGAAGCTGTCTCCAGAGATCGCCGGGAGGGTGAGAGTTATATCAGCGGGGACTACGTCTCCGCGACTGATAGTCTCTATCTCCCGGCTGTCTTGGCAATTATCGATGAAGTAGCGAAGTCACCCGAACTTTCCGGTTTGGAGCGGGACGTTTTGATGGGCAGTTTCCGAGATCTGCGGTGGAGGAGCCAATCGGGTGTGTTTCACCCGATTCGAAGGGGCTCGATGATGGGGAACCTCGTCAGTTTCCCATTGTTGTGCTTGCTCAACAAGGCTTGCTTCGATATCGCTTGCGATATCCGTGATCGTGGTGATCGGAGTCGGGTGGGAAGGTTCAACGGCGATGACTGTATCTTTTGCGGTGACTCGGAATTTTTCGGAATTTGGCGGTCCGTCACCAGGAGATACGGTCTCATCGTTAATGAAGAGAAAACAGACATCTCGCGTTATTGGCTTGATCTCAACAGTCAAGTCTATAATGTCCGTCGTCGTGCATTTGTAGCCAAGGCTACATTTGGTTTTCTCCGTCCTTCTCGTTCTGAGCCTGGATCTATGTTGCGATCCGTCATTGTAGGTATGCGGGGCTTCAGTCGTAAGAGTGTCAGATATGCTCTTACTATGATGCGGCATGAAATCTCCCTTCGGGGAGTGCTAGAGGATCTAGGTTCTCTGGGACCTGCTTGGCGAGATTGGCTCGTGAGGAAGCGGTGGTTTCGGGCTGCCGCCATGTTGGGCGGAGCTCAAGTGATCTGTCACGGAGAGACGAGAGAAGTTCCGAGCGTTGTCGGACTCCCGCCTCGAAAGAAATTTTACGATTTTGTCTCTCGTGTTACAGCTCAGCTGCAACGGGACAATACCGAAAAGTGGATGGGAATCCGGTTGCGACCGGCTGAACGGAAGCTTGATCGATGTGCGTACAAGCAGCGCATGAGTAAGATTTCTCCTCAAGAACTCAAGAGGCGATTTGTTTGGGGTGGTGTTCGGTGGGCCTTTGTATGGCCAAAACCTCTGTACGACGTTATCAAGAGGTTTCCGATATTCTGGAACGGTGAGAAGGAGTGGTGTGACGACCACCCACTTCTTCACACTATACCCATAATATATGCCGACCCGTTACCCAGACCAATCTACCCCCCTCCTCTTTGTTTGCTCACCGGTGTTGACTGCCAACCATTTTTTAGGCTGTAGGCGGTGGGCCGGTTGTAGCTGGGAGATTTCCCTTAGTTGCACGTCGAGTTGTGCGTGAGATCCTGGGATAGGTAATACGCTTAGAGGACTTCGGTCGGACGCCGTATTACCAGAATACAGGAGAGTCGGGGACTCTTAAACCAGATCGTTATCAGCTCTTCGTTCCTCCTGAATGAATGAGGAGTCACACGTAACTATCGGAGAATGGAGGTAAAGTCAGAGAGTGTGTAAAGAGTCCACGTCCCCGGAGTAACGTGGTGTCACTCGACTCTATTCTGCATGATCAGCAATGTGAAACCAGCCTGCTGGCTTTGCCCACGGACGTGGG